TTAGATGAAAAGGAATATACTTTTTAGAAAGAAATTCTTTTTGTTAAAGATGGCGATTAGGGAACTAATGGTACTACTTATGTAGCCATGGTGCGGCCTTGTGATGGTGATGGTAAAAAGTTAAGTGATTATAAGCCATTACACTATAAGAATAATAAATTTTAGAGTAATTTAGATTTAATGGCCTATGTTTATAAAGATGGAGAAAGAATTAACTTAGATTCTAATACTGATTATACTATTTCTTATAGCTGGGAAGGTACTGACAATCTGTGGTATCCTAATGCTAAGAAAGATGAAAAAGGAAATTATATATTAGATGAAAAGAAACTTACTATTGCTGGATTAAAACTTACTAATTCAGAGACTAATTCAGAGACTAATTCAGAGACTAATTCAGCTTATTATGTTAAATTAACTGTTTCTATTAAAGAAGCAGAAGCAGAAACAAATAGTAATATAAGTCTTTCTAAAACTACAGATGTTTATTGCTATTATCCTATTGATGTATTAGTAAGTGATAACTATAGCGCTGAGTAGATTGATATTTCCTCAGTGCCTAGCTACGTTAAATATAGCTCTTCTGGGGCTAACCCTTCGTATTACAGTAGTAGTATTTTAGCTTATTTAAATGTTACTAACGCAGATGGGACTGTTACTAGTACAGACATTACAGGAAATATAAAATCATTTAACGATTCTTTAATTGCAGTAAAAAAGAGTGAAGTAGTAGATGAAAATAAGAAAGTAATTGGATATGAGTATTATATTAAGCCTTCCTCTAAATTTTATTATGAAGATTCAACAGTAGGTACTCTTAAATGTTAGTTGAAATCACCAGCCAATGTAGATACTACTACAGATTATGTAATTCATACGGTTTTTATGTACCTTGATACCTATGGCAATGAAGCTATTAATGGATGGGATGGTACTTCTATCTCTATTAGTTCTGATGGAAACAATGCTAATAATTATATTCTTGCTCCTTAGATTGGTGCTGGTACTAAAGGTACAGACAACAAGTTTACTGGCGTCATAATGGGAGAGGATACTGGGCAAAAAAAAGTAGGTTTATATGGATATAGTAGCGGTGTTACAACTTTCGCTTTAATGGAGGATGGGACTGCATTTTTTGGCTCTAGTGATGCTGGTAGAATAAATATTGATGGTAATAGCGCAGTTATTTATGGCGGGAAATCAAAAGGCGGAGAGTACAGCATGGTTATGACCTTGCGTGCTGATGGTATTTCTGAAAGTACTAAAGCTATAGATATTAAAGGCGCTAATAAAGCTGAGATGTTTTATGTAGATTATACTGGTAAATTATACGCTTAGAATGCAATAGTTAAAGGTAATATACAAGCAGATTCAGGCTACATAGGTGGATGGACTTTAGAAGCTTCTCCGACTAAAGAAAAAGATGTAGTAGATACAGGCGGAAACTCACATAGTTTAGCCAATTCCTTGTACGATAAAATGAAAAATACTTATTTATTTGCAGATGGTACAATCCTTACTAGTAAATTATATGCTTCTAAAGGTAAAATCGGTGGCTGGACGATGGATTCTAGCTCATTAACAGGCGGAGGAAGCGAGCTAAATAGCGATGGTACTATTACTTGTAATAAACTTGTTGCTAATAATTCTGGCTCTATAGCGGGATTTACTATTACTAAATTAACTGGTACAATATAGACTGAAACCAAAGATGGATAGTAGGAAGAGACAATAACTAAATCCTATTTAAATGGTTAGAGAATTTAGCTAGCTTCTTATGAAGGTTATATTACTTTTAAGGGCGAAAAAGGTGGTAATATAGGTTATATAGGACAAGTAGAAGGAGCAGCTAACGGTGAGACTACAGGTAATTTAGGTATTATTGGCACTGGGCATAGTATTATCTTAAAAACCGATAATAAATATTCTGTTAGAATTAGTGGCTCAGATAGTAAATCAGACGAAGTAGAATCTAGTACTGCCTAGAAAAACGCAGGTTTCTATGTGTATAGTGAAAAGATTAATTTAGGAGATTCTAGTAGAGTAGCAACTAGTGCGTCTATTGCAGCTAAATCTATTACCTTGGCTGGATATGATGGTACTACATCAAAAAGTTCTTTAACTATAAAAAACGATGGAACAGTGTCTATCGTTGGTAATACTTCTATTACTGGTAATACTTCTATTACTGGTACATTTAAAGTTACTTCAACAAAGACTTCTGACGCTATAGTTTTAACTCAAGGGCTAGGAACAAATGAATCTAGCACTCTTATTGTTACTATGGGCGGGCCTGGAAATAATAGAATTTTTGATATATCAGGAGGCTTAAAAGTTAGTCAAGATGTGACATTTTCATCTGCATTATCAGTTACTGGCGCTATTACTGCATCTTCTACCTTAACAGTAGCAAGCACTTTAACAGCTAGTGGGGGTATTACTTTATCTGGAAACCTATCTGGAGGTACGGTGAAGTCCGCTTTAAAGCCAACAGGAGACGTAGATTTTAGCAGCGCTACAAACCAAACGGGCATTAAAGCAAAAGAAGCCGAAAAGGCTTATTTCGCTTAAAACAAAAGGAGAAAAAGGATGACATTAAAAAATTATGAAATATGTAATATTTATGAAGCTATAACTAAAGTGCGGGAGAGCGAGATATAGTTCTCCATTAAAGCTGGGTATAAGTTAGCTAAAAATGCTAAAATACTTTTACCTTTGTATGAAAGCATTATTGAAACTAGGGATAATGCTTTTAGAAAGTATGCAGAAGAGGTTGATGATGGAAGCTTGGTTATTTCCGCCGATAAGCGGCCGGCCGCGCAGAATGAACTAAATGAGCTAAGTGAAATTCCTAATGAAGTTTCATTATCTCCTCTTCTGCTTTCAGACTTAGAAGATATAAACCTAGAATATAATATAATTGAAGCTTTATATCCTATTTTGAGCGATGGAGAATAATCTCCATCGCTTTTCTTTTTGGGCAGAACAAGATAGTCTTTATTAGCCTTTTTTTATAAATAGTAAATGGAGATAAAGGAGAGAAAACAATGGCAACTATTTATCCCCCGATATTAAATAGTTCCTAGGTAGCTTTTATATATAATGTAGATTCCTATCCTATCTAGTTCAGTTTGCCATCTATGATTACTATTGATGATATTGAGCATATCCAAATCAGAGTGGCTAAATAGTCAGACAACTAGAGTATAGTGAATACGGCTACTTACCCAGATGGGATTATTTATAAAGATAAAATAAACGCTTATTCAACGGACGATACAAGAAAGAATTACTCTATCTCTATTATTACTAGTGATTTAGCTAAGACTTGGGAACAAGGAGTCTTATATAAAATCTAGTTAAGATTTGGTTATAACTAGCTATATATTTCATTAACCGATTTTGCTAATTGGAAGAGAGAATCTATAGCAAATAGTAAATTCTCAGAATGGTCTACTGTAATGGTAACCAAGGCTATAGATGCTCCAACTATAGCAATTAAAAATGCAGATAGAGTTAGCAATTCTTCGTCCTCTATTAGTACTACAAAATCTGAATCTACTTTAACTCCGTTGTTTTATGGAAGCTATAAAATAACAAGTGAAAGTAAAGAGTATGTAGATAAATATAAATTTGATTTATATAAAGATGGAGAGTTGATAGAGACTTCTGATTGGTAGCAACATGATACTGGAACTACTTTAGTGTATGATCCAGATTTTTACAGTGAATATAATGATACAGAATTAACTGATAAGATTTAGAGTTATGATACTCATAGATTTAAAACTGTTCTTGATAACATGGAAGAATATTCAGTTAATTATACAATACAAACCATTAATGGTTATGAAGCTTCTCCTTTAAATACTTATGATTTCTTAGTTGTTTAGAACTATTTATCTAAGTTAGATGATGTAGAGTTACTGGTCGAAAGCGATAGTAATTATTGCCAAGAGAATGCGTGTATTTAGATTTCACTAAATAGCGGCTCTCCTGTGAGTGGCAATTACGTATTAACTCGCTCATCAGAGAAAAGCGACTATAGCATTTGGGAAGATTTATCTTACTTTTTATTCTTTGACTAGACTTTTGAAAATGATCTGATATTCACAGACTTTACTATCGAGAGTGGTATCAAATATTAGTATGCTTTCTAGTAGGAGAATAGCGAGGGTCTCCGCACTTCTCCTTTATATGAGTTTCCTACTGCTTATCACTCTGTTGATTTTTAGAGTAATTATTTATTCTGCAATGGAGTGTAGTTAAAGTTAGATTATAATTTCCAAATTAGTTCTTTTAAACATACTGTTCTAGCTAGTAAACAAGATACGCTAGGTTCTAAGTATGCTACCATTCTACGGAATGGTAATGCTTACTACGCGGAATTTCCAATATCTGGATTAATATCTTTTCATATGGATGAAGATGAAACTTTCTTTACTCTTGGTAAAGATGGATATTATTATAATAAGGAATTAGTCATTCCAGAAAGTAAATATTTAAATGGCGATATTAACACTTTCGATACTAATTTAAGTAATAATAATTTCTATATTGAGAAGATGTTTAGAGATAAAGTAGAAGAGTTTTTAAACGATGGTGGATATAAGCTTTATCGTTCTGCAACAGAAGGAAATATAGTAGTTACTTTAATGAATGTATCTTTGAAACCTAATGCTTCTTTAGGGAGAATGTTATTCGAGTTTTCTGCTACTGCTTATGAAGTATTAGAATTTAATTTAGATAATCTAAATGAATATGGCATTATAACTATTGGTAGTTTTTAGGAATTTACTGAAGAAGATACAAGTTAGTTAATAGGCTAGATTAGAGGATTGTATACTGGTTAGTATACTAATACTTATGATAGTGATGGTAATAAAACAGTAGTAGAGAATATTCCTGATAACTTGTGGACCACTATCAGAAAAGAAAATGAATATTCAATAGGCGGAGGTTATCGTTATGATTTCCGAGGCTTAAAGTGTATTTGGGTAGAGCAATATCCTAAATTAGATTATAAATATGAAATTCTAGCTTTAAAGAAACAAATCTCTGATGCTAAAACAGCAGGAGAGAAAACTGATGATTTATAGACTTAGCTTGATTATTATAATAATCTAGTAGCTGCTATAGAGAAAGAGCCTACTTATCCTATAATTACTTTAATTATAAATGGAAAAGAAGTAACTTTAGGCAAGAATAAGATTTTTAATTTTAGAGATATAGAAGAAGATATTCAAAGTATTTATTTAAAATATACTGGGCCTGTTCTTATTAACTATGTTTGTGAAGTTAGTAGAACAGAAGATGAAAGTCAAGGTATTGTGCGGTCGATAGAGTCCACGAAACTATGGGGCTAGATCTCTGGTATATTCACAACTACTCCTAAAGTTTTAAATAAATATAACTATAAATATGCTGACTTTGATTATAAAGTTGAAAACCTCGTTGATGTAGGCACTAATTTTGATGTTTATAATAAATTAAATATATTAGATATTATAAAAGAAGAAGCCAGGAAACAAGTTGAAGAGAGTAAAAATACCACGTTCACTGAATATAATGAAGATACTAAGCAGTGGAACGATGGCGAATTGTATTATACTTTCAGCGATTTGATTTCTGTAGAAATTGAGGCTGATGAAAATACTATTCTTCAAATTAAGAGAATAGATTCAGATACGCCTAAAGATATAGTTATTGGACCTAGCAACAAATATGTATTAAACCCCGCGGATGACTTAATATCTTATTTAGTGTTTAAGACACCTAGTTATGCAATTATTAACTATCGTTGTATTACAAGCTAGATGGAAACAAAGAGTTCAGGAGGTTAAGTTATGTATGACGAGATCTTTCTGAAAAAACTAGATGAAGCGCACATCCGCACACAATTCGCTAGGCTTACACTTCTTTCTTTTGATGAAAAGCCTATTAAAGAAATTTAGGGTGTTATATCGAGTGGTAATTTAAGCGTTAATGGCAATTCTAGTGTGCGGAGAACTATTTCGTTGACTATGCTTGCTAATCAAGGAAACAATAATATAGAAGATATAAATAATGAAATCTCAATTAATAAGAAAGTGCGGGTTGAGGTAGGCCATAAGAATCCGTTTCCTAACTATATAGAGAAATATGGTGAGAATATATGGTTTCCTTGCGGCTTGTTTGTTTTATCCGATGCGCAGGTCTCCCGCACTACGAGCGGTTGGACAATAACTATTAGCGGTAAAGATAAGATGTGTTTACTCGATGGAACTGTTGGTGGTGTTTTGCCAGCTAATACAACTTTTCACGAGAAATATGTAGTAGATACAGATGAAAATAGAACTGTAGAATATCCTACCGTGTTTGAAATTATTCAAGAAGCTGTGAATCATTTTGGTGAAGAGCCAGTTAGCAATATTTTTATTAGTGATATAGATGATACAGCTAGAATGATAATTAAATATATAGGTGATACACCAATTTATTTTGATTCTAATTATACTACTTTTACCAAGTCTCTTGCGGAAGCTAATTCTTGGTCTGGTGGTTATATACCTAGAACTTATGGTGATGATGCAGGATATAAGGCTACACCTTTTACTTATCCAGGTGAGTTAATACTGAATGCTGGGGATACAGTGGAATCTTTACTAAAGAAAATAGCTTCTACACTAGGAAATTATGAATATTTCTATGATATAGATGGTAGATTTATTTTTCAAGAAATAAAGAACTATCTTAACTCGAAAGGTAGTGTAACAGACCTCACGGCCGCCGATTATACTAGAAATTATTCTAATACTAAATATCAATATGCTATTACTGATTTTGGTACTGTTGCTTCTATAACTAAAAATCCTAAATATGATTAGATTAAAAATGATTTTATCGTGTGGGGAACGCGCACTACAACCGAAGGTGCTGAAGTAGATATTAGATATCATTTAGCTATAGATAGTAAACCTCCAATCAATCTAGCGGCAAAAAATATGTATGCTTTACTGAATCCTGATGATACAACTTAGGTAATTAGATATGAGTTTACTAAGGAAGGAACTACTTATAATCCTAAAGATGGAGAAGTAGCAAAATTAGTCGGGATTCCTTGCACAGAGTGGCGAGAAGAAATGTACCGTCAAGCTCTGGTCGCCGCAATTTCTAATGGTAGATATAGTTATTATGATGAAGAATTAAAATCCAAGTGGCGAGATTTATATGACACTACTAAAGAAGAATGGAATGATACTGACCATTGGTGTCCTGATGTGAAGGATGACCCTAAGAAATTAGATTACTGGTTAGATTTTATAGATGATGGAGCGGAGGCAAGTAAATATTCAGTTAAAGCTATAGGCCGTAGGGCTAAGGTAGAAACTGATTCTGATGTTACTGCGGTATTTTATAACACTGTTCCAGATATTATTTTTCTTGAAGAGTTTGATGAAGAATTAATCAAGAGTTATGCGGCTTATGGACAAAAATATTTTTTACTTTCTGGCGAATGGAAAAATATGTTTAATAATAGTTCCACAGGGACAAGTGCATTTGATAAAATTAGAGATATGTTATATTAGAATTTAACTTATAATACTACTATTCAAATGACTTGTCTGCCGAAATATTATTTAGAGCCTAATAACGTGATTTATATAGAAGATAAAGCGAGCGGTATCGCAGGGAATTATGTTATATCGTAGTTCTCTTTGCCTCTTGCTTATTCGGGCACGATGTCAATTACTGCGACTGAAATGCTCGCTAGAGTATAAGGAGGGATATAATGTCAACTGTAGGTCAGATTGTATATAACCTCGAAGACTGGCACGCTTCAGGCGGTTACATCTCTACTTCTGCTTCTAGTAAAGATACTACTATTAGTTCTTGGACAGCAGGAGGCGAAGAGAATACAGCTTATGATTCTGGTCGATTTGATATATACAGCGATATAGTTGCGGGTTATGGAGCTACAGAGTTTTCGAAGCTAGGTATATAGGCTCCTCCTGGCACTAAAGTTACAATTAATACTACTAAGACTATTATGATTGGTCGTACTGGTACTTATGAGCTAGACGAAGATATAGCTATTACTAGTTTAAAGTTTGAAAAAACTTATATTTATGTGATTGATACCACTGAGACCAATAAAAATATAAGTGAGGGTTAGCAAGGTATGCAAGAGGCTGAAGATTATCGAGTTGATAAATTAGTTGAGCTAGATACAAAATATGAAGGCAAAAAAAATGATTCTGAAAGTCTCCAACAATATTGGGAAGAATATGCAGAAATTCAAACTGCATATGAAGCTTTATATGAGCCGGCTCTTGCGAAATTTAATACTGGTATAAATGGTGTTTATAAGCTACCTAATGCTACTAACACAGATGCAGAAGAAAACTATCAAGAATTAAAAAATGTTATTATAGATTTTATTTATTAAGGAGGTGAATGGAAATGAGTTATTCTTTTTATGGTGGACAGCAAGGTAAGAATTTCGAGATTAAGCAAATCTTTAGAACTTTCGGTTATGTAAATGAAGAAGCCTGGTTTAAAGATACTTTGGGAGCTACTGAGGTTAGTCCTGTTGCTTATTATCGAGATTTAAGTTTACAAAACGACCTTGAAAAACGGTGGAATTCTTCTATTGGTGTTGGTGAACTAGTTATGGTATCATATGGTTTACCAAACGTAAGAGATGAAGATTATGACAAGTATAGAAAAATAGATTTAAAAGCTTGTGATAATAAGACTTATAATGGTACTTTGTGGTAGAAGGTTTACGTTGAGGAATCAGAAGCAGAAGAATGGGCTAATACTGTTTCAGGTATAGACACTATTTTCTTAGGTAGTACTTTGAATAAAAGTGGTTATGGTATTGGTTATGTGCTGATTGCGTCGTTGACAGGTTATACGCCTTTATGGGAAGTGCTTGAAAGAGAATGGCTTCATGCTAATGAACTACCTTTTGTTACGTATGATCTTAATGATTTAGATAACCCTAAAATCTAGTTCCATTTACCGAGATCTCAAGTTGCTACTACTACTACTAAAACTGTAACAATGGGTAGTAATGTTAGCGTAGAAAATATTTAGGTTACAACTGATTCAAAGGACATTGATGAACCTGTCTGGCAATTTTCAATTCCTGCTTAGGCAGTATTAAATAAAGTAGAACTTGAAAATATACCTGTAGCTGAAAAAGACTCGAATGGAGTTTGGCAAGCTAGTGATAATCAAGTTGAGTATAAATTAACTGGTGATTATCAACAAGAGATGAATTTTAAGTTTATAACTCCTAGAAATCAGAATATTAATCAAGGTAAAAATACGATTCTTCATGCTAATGAGGATCCTTATTTTGAAATATATAAAGAAGAAAAATCAGGAGTTGAAGAATCAAAAGGCGCAACGGTAGATAACCCTCTTTTCTGTATGTATCAACCTCAACCTCCGAAGCCTGAGGTATCTAGTGAAACTATCGCTATGGGTAATGAACCTACAGTAGCTAATATTGCTCAAAAAGAAGATTATTCTTATTGGGATAACCCTGAAATACATTTTTCTATTCCCGCTTCTCCGAAGCTAGGGATGGTAACTTTAAAGGATAAAGAAGCTGCTAGTAAAGTCAATGGTGCTTGGAAAGCCAATGGACATGAAGTTGATATTTCTCTTAGTGGAACATATAAAAATAATGTAGATATTGTGATTCAAGCTCCTAAGAGTTAGAATATTAATTTAGCTGAAAAAACTATTTTAGATGCCAACTAGGAGCCTCAAGCTGAGTTATATAAAGAGTATAATTCAACTAAACCCAAATCTCAAGGTGCGACTGCTAGCGATCCTATTTTGCATTTCTCTTTACCGCAGTCACAAGTATTACAAAGTCCTGATATTGAAGTATTAGATTCTACAGCTAATCCCTCTGTAACACTAGATGAAAGTGACATAAACAAGCCTAAATACACCTTCCACCTACCTGCGGCCGCACATTATTTCTACGGCGACTAGTTAGGTAAGAAGAGTGCTGGTACTTATACAATTACCACGTTCTCTAGTGAAATGAAAGTTGGAGATTACTATGTTAATGAAGGTACTGGATTTATCTATAAATTAACAGCAATAGATAAGAGTGCTAATACTTCTACTTTTGTTTATCAAGCTAGACTATCTGCTCCTGTTCCTTCTGTTGCGGAAACTACTTTAAGTCCTTATACAGGTAAGAATGGTAGTGCTACTAATCCTACTATTGCTTCTACTTATGAGAATACTACAGAACAAACGGGATGGAAGCTAACTTTTGGTATCCCTAAAGCTCCAAATTTTAGTATCAATTATGCTAAAACGGGTGCGGCAGAAACTGGCAGTGCTAATACTGAGATATTAGATGCTAATACAGTCTAGCTGAATTTAACTATTCCGGCCGGTAGTAGAATTTTCTCTGGTACTGCTCTTACTGATTCTAGCTATGCTAATGTTACAGTTGATGGAGCATAGAATGGTGACTGTTATTTAAACTCGGATACCGGTTCTGTGTTTTTTAGAGAAAATGGCAAATGGGTTAAGAGCAATGGTACTTTAAAGGGACCTGTTGGCGATTCACTGAAAATTTCTGATAAATCTTTTACTATTACTTCTAAGGAAGTTTCTGTTAGTGGTGGTGTAGATACTGCACTAGAAGAATATTTAAATAATAATATTTCAAGCTATCCGTTACCTAATAATGATGAATTATGTAGTATTACTTATACTGATTCAGAAGATGATACTAATTATTATTGGGGTTATGCTTCTAATGGTAAATGGAAAGTATCACGATTAACTGGCGGTGTTGGTAACTTACTGAAAGATGATTATGACTCTAGTGGAACTACGGAAAAAGCTTATTCAGTCAATTATATCAATACTTTAATTAAAGATGAAAGTATTGATTCTAATAAGGAATTAGTTACTTATAGTGCTAATTATATTGATAGTGCTATTAGTGATGTGAAAGAGAATATTGAAACAGTAGAGAATAATGTTACTAATATTTTAATAGACTCATATAGCTATACTGAGGATAAGGCTGAAAAAGCTTATAATGCTGAATATATAGATACTTTAATTAAGACAGAAACAGTAGCAGATAAGGCTAGTGACGAAGATATAGTAACTTATAGTGCTAAATATATTAATGATATAGTTTCGACTATTCCTACTGATATTTTAGCTAGCACATATCAGGATACTAATAATGATACTAAAAAGGCTTATAATACTAACTATATTAATGGATTAGTTAAAACTGTTAGAACTACAGCAGATACTAAGAATCTAGTATATGGGACTAGCTATATAAATAGTTTAATTAAGACTGCTAAAGTTACAACAGACGACGCTGATGTTGTTACATATAGCGCTAAATATATTGATAATGCTATTGGTACTTCAATTACTAATACTTTACTTGATAGCTATGATAAAGATAATTCTACTGATAAAGCTTACACAACACATTATATTAATACTTTAACTAAAAATTCTAGGCAGACTGGAAGCGATATAAGTAGAATTAATTATAGTGCTGATTATATCAATAATTTAATTAAAACTAGTACAGTGTCTACTAATGTTGATTATGTTACATATAGTGCTAAATATATTGATGGCATGATTAGTGATTGTACTGATAAAATAATTGAGCTTCCTTCTAATATTTTATCTGATGAATACGTAGATAATAATACTCAAGCTTATACAACACGTTATATCAATAATGATTTAGTTAAAAATGATAAGTAGACCTAGGAGAATAATACACATTATGATTAGGTGACTTATAGCGCTAAATATGTAAATGATTTAGAGGATAGAGTTAAAGCACTTGAAGATTAGCTTGAATGGTTTAATTTCTAATAAATTTTCTTTTTAGAGAGGAGAAATATAAATGGCTTTATTTAAGATTGGTAAAGGTAATTCTAAAAATTTACCTACTGAGAAAAAAGAAGGATACGCATATTTTACTACTAATGATGGTAAAATGTATATTGATGTGGATAATAGTACAAGAGTCGCTCTTAATGCTGCTAATGCCGATACTATAGGAGATTCTTCTTATAGTTATACTGCTACTACAATTCACAGTGGTCTTGATGCAGCAAGTGCTAAAGTGTATACAGCTACAATTAATACTGGCGACTGGCCCTCTAGTAGCCCGTTTACTTATACTTATAGTAAAACTAGTTTACGGTGCGGGACTGACGGTAATGTTCCGCCTATTATCTATTCGAGTAGTGATGATTTTTATTTAATTACTAGTGCTGCTGCTGCTAAGGGTAGTGGTATCGTGTTTACTGCTTCTAGTAAACCTACAAATGCTATTGAATTAACCATTATAGATATGGGATAAAAAAAATAAGCCCCTAGGATTAATTTCCTAGGGGCTTTTCTTCATTTATTCTAGTTTACTTGTGATTCAATTACTTGGGTTAAATAGACTGTTAAATCTCCAGAAGTTTCGGTAATATATTTCTTAGCTTCATCACTTAATGTAGCTATAATAGCATCATAAGTTAGTTTAAATGCAGTTTTTTGAGCTTCGGCGTCGAATTTATCCTCGGCTTTAAGAGAATTAACATAAGTTTGATTAGTAGCTATAACGCACATCTAGGCGGTTTCCGCAATCATGCTAATATACTTTTGCGCGGTTGCGCTAGTTGTATTGCTGCTTATTTCTTCGCTTTTGGTTTTAATAAGCTTAACGATATAAGCAGTGAGGACTCCTAGTAAAGGAACGACACAAACCTAGAATATTTGTTGTAATAATTCTAACACTTTAAATCACCTCATTATATTTAAAAAATTGTAGGAAGTAATTTAAGTAAATAGACAAAAAAAGAGGAAGAGATATTACTCTCTTCCTCTATCTTTTTCTTTAAATCTAAGTCTTAATGTAGACATAGACAGAGTTTTGCAACTCTTAGCGATATGATTTATGGATTCGCCCGCTTGGTAGCGTAGATATAACTCGTCAAAATCAGCAGGTAAAGCTTTGCGGGGACGACCAAACTAGACCCCTCGCGCCCTGGCTGCCGCAATTCCCTCACTTTGCCGCTGCATAGATTAAATAAGCAACTCCATTGAGCGCAAAACCAGTAGTACTAGGAGTTATAGCCTTTTTGGTACTACTAGAAGTAATTTGTTTAGAATCTCCTGAGATTGGTACAAAATACATCGTCCAATAACCAGAGTTAGGACTAGTAGTATAATCATACCAAAAATAAAAACCATTTTTTATATTATTTATATCATAATTAAAAAGATAATATGGTGAATTTGTATTAGTATAAGAAATTATTTGAGTAGTTATTGAAGTTGTTAAGTTTAATCTATAATAAAAATGTGTATTAGATGATCTTGAATAATAAATTATATTTTCATCGTCCATCATAATAATATTTGATAAACTTTGTGTAATTTTTTTTGTCTCTACGGTTCCAGAATTAATTTGTAATATGATTGAAACGTTTGTATCAGTAATTACGATAGCAGTATTTCCTGTTGTACTTATTGTTGCATTACTAGTATAATAAGAGCTATTAGAATCATATATTTTATTAAATATTCTTTCTCCTGTAAGAGTATTCAATATTATAATTCCTTTAGTGTACTAAACGTCAGCATTTTTGTTATAAAATCCGCAGACCCAAAGACCATAATAATCAGAAAGAAATCCTATAAAATCGGTCCGATTTGCGGAATTAAATAAATTCTAATATATTGTTTTTTCTGCTACATATTTATATTCATTACCTAAATTTATTATTGATGTAAGTGCATCATTTACTGTTGGATTATCATCCGGGTCCAGGCCCAGTAGCGCTGCGGTGTCGTCGGAAATACTTCCAGCACTATTAGCTAGATCATATGCTTGTTTCACTGCACTAGATGTTGCAGCAGTAGTAGTAGAAGTAGAACTAACAGAACTCGATAGTGTAGGTACTCCTAGATCACTCTTCATCTAATCTAAAGTGCGGGTTTGCAGGTCTGTGTCGTTCTAAACCACGATTTTATCTACTTTACTACTAGATGAATTGTCGGAACTGATTTTGATTCCTGTAGTAGTTAAATCTCCGGTCATAGTGTCGCCGGCTTTTTTGACTTTAGAGTTTGCTAGCTAGGCTGAACTTGCTATAGTAGTACTAGTTGAGTCTTTGTCGCTAGTTACTCCGGTTGTCTTGCCCGATAGAATTGCATTAGGCATTTTAGTATCTCCTTTCCAGAATTTTCTAAAAGGTACACTTTTTCCTCAATTTCTCTGGGCAGCTATGATTAAGTGTTTTATTAAAATTTTTATATATAGTGAAAGGCAAGATGTCTACGATTCGGGGAAAGACTAATTGTCTTTCCCTATATTTTTTTTTATCTCGAAGAGGTACTTCCCCGATTTGGTAAAAAGTGTACCTTTTTTCTACCCAGTTTTTAAGGAGGTTTACTATGGAAATGTACGCTAGAAAGGGGCTGCGGATGACAGGATTTGGTGGTTTTGTCAAATTTTACCAAGGCGCAATTTGCGACCTAGACGAACGCACTGGAACTATCAGCTACCAAGGCATCCCTTTCTGCAATAAAGATAGCCAAATAGGGAAGAATTTTGTCCCCAATAATCCAGAGTCGATTGAAAGAGCCGATATACTAGATCAATTACTGCCATTAGACCCGCCCGACCGCAGTGATTATTGGTTAGATTATGGTTCTAATTCACCCTGGGGATGGTAGTGGAATGAATGGTTACTTTAGGCTCCTGTTTACTATCTCAAGAATCTCCTTAAGAAAATCTTGAAAGGAGATTAATGAATGAATGCGATATTAACAGGTAAGACAGTTAAGTCTCCTCCTACTGTAGAAGATAGCGTAACTAGTACTTCTACTACTAATGCAGGTTCAGCTAATGCCGTAAAAAAAGCATACGACCTAGCTGGAACAAAAGTTAGTAAATCAGGAGATACAATGACTGGTCAGCTTACTGCTACTAAAATTAAAATGACTAGTGTAGCAGATTTAGGTAGTACTCCTACTAAAGTTGCTGTTGTTGATAGCAGTGGTGTTATTTGTACTAGATCTATGGATGATTTTATGGATAAAGATTTAGGCGATGAATACGTAAAAGTTGAAACGGGTGAAATTACTCTAAGTAGCTCTTCTGTTTCTTTGCCAATTAGTTCAAAATCTACTACCGTTACAGTAACTTATAATGGTTTATCACCTACTTATACAGTGACTACTAGTAATTCTTCTATTGCTACTGCTACTATAAGCGGAAGTACAGTTACTATTACAGGAACAAATACGAGTGGCTCAGCTACAATTACTGTGAGTGCTGCGGCTACTTAGTTAATGACGGCTTGTAGTGCTACAATATCTGTTACTAATTCAGGTCCTAAATTTACCTGGGATACTGCTACTTGGTCTGATATTCAAACTTTATGTAAAGCAAGAGCAAGTGGTACAATTACTTCTACTTAGTTTAATTCAGTAGTAGCTGTTGGTAATACTAAAACTACTACTCTTTCTACTGCTGTTTTAGGAGCATCTAGTGCAACAATGGAAGTTATTGGAATAGATTAGGATGCAACTGGTACTTTGACTTTTTAGTCTAAGTATTTATTACCTACTACTACTGTTTTTGGTTCTTCTGCGGTTTGGACAAATAGTACAGCTCAAACTCAATGTAGTAATTTTTATTCTTACTGTAACGCTAAAAGCTATATTAAGTCTTTAAGTAAAGGAACTTGTTTAACTACTAATAATTCTTACAATGGTACTGCCACTTATGCCACAGAAACAGTGTGGCTCCCTTCTGAGGGTGAAGTGAATTTAGATGTCTATTCTGCACTTAAAAAATCTAATTGGACTACTTCTAATGCAGAATGTACTAGTGGAAAATCTTTTAATTATTCTAAATATTCTGATAATTCTAGCAGAATTAAATATATTGGAACTAGTAGTGGAGGTAGTAGCAGCTCTGCCGGCATTTGGTGGCTTCGTTCGCGATATTACGGCAGCTCCTACTCGTACAATGTTTGCGGTGTCAGCTCTAGTGGTGCTGCGAACTACGACTACTACAGCGTTGGCAACTACCTCGCGCCGGCTTTCTGCATTGGTTAAAAGTTCTTTTTAACAAAATCTGGACAAAAAAGTTTAGATGAATTAATTAAATTTTTATATAGTAGTGAGAGAACTTTACTTGATATATTGAAAATAATTTGGTATAATACTAACAGAAAATGAGAGGAAAAAACTTCCAGTTCTTTTTTTATTTACTTCAATCCTTTTCTAAAGGAAGATAATATTTTTCCTCTCATTTTCTTAAATTGATTATATCGAAGGAGGATAAATATGTCGGTAAAGACAGTTGATAGACATTTATCTAAAGTTGCTTATCTTAATGATGCTAGAAAGTTAGTTTTACAAGTATTAATATTGACTAGACCTTCTAAGTAGAAGGCGAATGGAAAGTACAATAGTCCTGGTGCACTGGGCAGTCAATATCTATACTCAGCTTTTGGGGCTAGTATTTTAGATAGTGCAAAACGAGTCCATGGTAATTGTTTTGCAGCTAGCGAGATAGAAGTTAGGACTAAGGAAGATTTAGATAAAGTAAATAAATTTTTTGATGCGGCAATAGGTTATTGCGATTCTATTTTAAGAGAATTAGATTTGTGTATTTTTGTTGTTCAAAGCGAGAAGAAACGCAACTCTTATTGGTATCTTGCAGATTTAGCGAGGGCTTGCAAGTTAAGCATCGAAGAGCATCAACGCTCTTTCAGGGGTAAACCTTGTTAATTCCTGCCGGCATTTGGTGGCTTCGTTCGCGATATTACGGCAGCTCCAACTCGAACAATGTTTGCAATGTCAACTCTAGTGGTGCTGCGAACAACAACAACTACAACAATGGCAACTACCTCGCGCCGGATTAGATGAAAGCCTTGTCGTTAGGCACGGCCGACTTAGGCCGTGACTAACAACGATTAGAAGAAAGATGCAGAAGCGTCTATCTAGGTGAGTAGTAATCTAATGTTATTATGTTATATTATTGTGTTATAAAAGAGAAAAATATTATTAAAAAAGTGTATTTCATCTAAGGAAGGTTTATCCAGTCCCGTAAGGGCAAATTATGAAGCTAGATGTTAGTTCCACATTGAGAAGTCTAACTAGAACTAGCTGATAAAATTTTTTCAAGGAGGATAGCCCGTGTAGGACTCCTAGATTAGTTGTAGTCGTGAAGCTCTATATGATGCTTCATACAAAGTTTGCAGAAACGTAAGATGGAAAGGTAGTACTATCAATTTTGAAGAGAATAGACTAAATAACGTCTTACGTTTAGAAGAAGAATTGAAGAATAATGAATACTAGTAGATGGTATTTAATTGTTTTTCAATAGTTGAAAGAGGTAAGAAGCGAGATATAAGAGCCTGTTATATTTATGATAGGATGCTTCAAAATGCTCTTTGTGAAACATTTCTTTTACCATAGCTTACTCCTAAATTGATATATGATAATTGCGCTACATTGAAAGACAAAGGAATTGACTTTGCCTTAAAGCGAGTTAGAATACATTTATAGAAAGCTCACTAGGACTTTGGTCTTGGTGAGAATTTTTATGCGGTTAGGCTAGATATTAAAAAGTATTTCGATTCAATAGACCATGAATATCTTAAATCGGTAGTGCGGAAATATGTTCAATAGCCGCAGATAAGCGAGCTTGTAGAATATATTATCGACACTTTTTGTTATTCACCCACAACAGATAATACGCCTTAGCCAGATAAATAGTATTATATAGTTAAAGGACAATATGGCTATAGACCTGTAAAAGTGCAATACTTTAAACCTGGTAAGACGTATTACGAATATAAACCTACAAGTCTAGGACTAGGAAGTTAGGCTTCTTAGCTTTTAGCATTATTAGCACTTAATGAAGTAGACCATTATGCTAAGGAGCAGCTACATCTTAAATACTACGGCAGATATATGGATGATATTTATTTCTTTGGGAATGATAAAGAATATCTGCGGGAATGCGTGCTTAAGATCGAGCAAAAGCTCGTTAGCTAGGGTCTTAAATTGAATCGTAAGAAAACTACTATAATGTAGATTAAACCCGGAAAACGCCAGCAGCCTTTTAAGTATTTAAAGTGGAATTTTTGGCTAACGAAAGACAATGGTCTTATACAACTTCCTTTCAAAGAGAAAATAGCCAAATAGCGCAGAAAGATGCGACGTTAGTAGAAACTTTGGTTAAATGGTGAAACTACTACTGAGAATATTGTATAGTCCTACTTAGGTTGGCGAGCGCATATAAGTAAAGGTAATACTTTTTATTTAGTCTAGCGAATGGATAATTATTTCAAATCTTTATTCAAAGGGGTAGACTTATGTTTATATATGTAAATAAAAATAATTTAATCGTAGATATGATTTCTGAACCTAGATGGGTTAAATGGCAGACTGAACCCGCACTTTTAATTAGTTGTGCGAAAGAAGAAGCAACAGGCGTTATTGGTTCAGATTGTGATACTTTTTATTCTTTGGACTCGGTTTCTGTCTACGAAATAAACGAGCCTATTGGAGATTTTATTCCTAATGTTTATGCGTATGACAATGGAGAATGTATTTTACGTAAAAGCATTGGAGATATTCAAGCTGAGAAACAAAAGGAAAATAGAGAGAAATTCGCGGAATTCCTAGATTCATAGGCACTAGTTTTCTCGGATGGTAAAAGCTATGGGGTTACAGCTAATGACCAATCTGAAATCAGCTTGAATTTATCACAGTATAAGGCTATGGTTGATGCGGGCGCGGAAACGCCTATCCTTGAGTGGCACGCTATCCACGAAGAGAATACAACCTGGTCTTATGAAGAATTATCTCGTTTAAGCGCAGCAATCTCTAGTTTTGTATATCCTTACTATCATAAGATGCAGCAGCTTAAAACTAAGATTTATTCTACACAGTCTATAGCAGAAATTCTCGAGATAGAATTAAGCTACGAGGACTAAACTATTTAAGTCATATAACTAATTTTTTAATATATTTGAAAGGTTACTTTCAATTTAAGGAAAGGAAGTTGTATGATGGATAATAGATTCTATGAAAATCGTATGGCTATCAAGGCAGTCGCAGAAGAGCGCAGCGTTGATGTTAGTGTCGCTTCTAAGATGTATGCAGTCGAGCAAGGCTGGACTAATTACTCTAAAGAGATGGACGAGTGGAACGCGATTCAAAGAAAATATATTCGTGCTAAGGATAAGACTTTAGCCGACTTATTTAAGTAATACCTTTAGGGGCAAGAACGTAATAGTTCTTGCCCCTTATTTTTTTTGCCCGAGAACTGGGAATCTTTTTTACAAAAATTCTGACAAATTTGATTAAGTGAATTTCCCAAATTTTTATATATTAGTGAAGGCCAAAGAAACTAATGTAAAAGGAGTGAATAACTTTTGGCAACTTATCCATACTATTCAAGCTAGGTATATGGCGCACAATAGCAACCGCAACCGCAGTATTATCGGCCATAGCCTTACGGAGAATAGACCTAGATCCCGCAAGTTGGAATTAAAGGACGCCCTGTTTCTTCTATTGATGAAGTGAGAGCAACTTCAATAGATTTTGATGGTTCAATTTTCTTTTTCCCTGATTTAGCAAATAAGAAGATATATACAAAACAAATTAATTTAGATGGAACTTCTACGCTAAATATCTATGAGTTAAAGGCAATGCCCATCGAAGCTACGGCACAATATGTTACTAAGGATGAATTTGATTCTGCTCTTGCTGAGATAAAAGCTTCTCTAAACGAGAAAAAGGGAACTCCTAAACAGGAGTCCCCGCAAATAAAATTCTAAAGGAGGTAACGTAATGAATCCTTTCCAAATTGCAAATATTCTAAGGAATGGTAATCCGCAATAGATGGTTTTTAGTATGTTAGAGCAATATTCCCAAGGGAATCCTATTATGTAGAATCTACTTTCTCTGGCCAAGTAGGGAGATTCTGCTTCTATAGAACAAATTGCTCGAAATATGGTAGCATCAAAAGGCGGAAATTTTGATTAGGAGTTTGCTGCTTTTAAACAGCAATTTGGCCTTTAATATTAAAATATTAAAGGAGATTTAAAAATGTTTAATAACGATTATAGTCTGTCTGATATTGCTGCTGCTTCTGGTAGAAACAATGGTAGCTGGGGAAATGGCGATGGTGCTTGGTTAATTATCATCTTATTCCTGTTCATCTTTATGGGCTGGGGCAATGGCAACAGTGGCTGGGGTAATAACAATGCCTCTAGTCAAGGCGCTTTAACTCGTGGTGAGTTAGCCCAAGATATGAATTTCCAGCAGGTTGAGAATGGCGTCCGTGGTATCCAGCAAGGTTTATGCGATGGTTTCTATTCTCAGAATACAACTTTACTTAATAGCTTTGGTAATGTTCAGCGTGATTTGTGTACTGGATTTAGTTCTGTTGCTTAGGGCTTTGATGGAGTTAATGCTAATATCGCTGATACTCGCTATGCAATGCAGGATTGCTGCTGCACCACACAGCGTAGTATCGATAGCGTTAAAGCAGAAGCATATCGTAATACCTGTGATATTACAAACGCGATTCATGGTGAAGGTGAACGGACTCGCGCGCTTATCCAGGAAACTAATATGCAGAATCTGCGGGACCGCATGGCCGAGAAGGATTCAGAACTGCAGAGCGCACGTTTCCAGTTATCTCAGTGCTCGCAGAACGCATATCTCGTTGATTAGCTGCGGCCCACACCTCAGCCCGCATACTTAACTGCTTCTCCCTATTCTGCTTTTCCTCTCGGTAATGCAGTGCCCTTCGGCTCTAACGGATGCAGTTGTGGTTGCGCTTAATAAGGAGGTAATACAATGGAACTGACAAGTGTAGCAGCTCAGAGCGTGGCAGCTAACCAAGATGTATTATTCCTTAATACTGCGATTGAAGGTAATTGTTCAATAATGCACAGAAGTGGAAGTGGCCTAGTTAATTTGCGTGGTTTAACTAATGGCCAAAGTAGAGCTAGATATAGAGTGCTTTTTGGTGGGAATGTAGCGGTTCCTACCACTGGTACTGCTGGCCCTATTTCGTTGGCGATAGCTATAGACGGTGAACCTGTAGCTTCGTCAACTATGATTTCTACTCCTGGTGCAGTGAATCTATATAACAACATTTCCGCAAGTATTTTCATTGATGTCCCTAAAGGTTGTTGCTCTTAGGTAACTATCCGCAATACAACCGCATAGACGATTTCAATTCAAAATGCTAATTTAATAGTAGAAAGAGTGGCATGATATGCACAGAATTAAAATGATTAAAGAATGTCTTATTGACCAAATTATGGAACAAATGGGGCATCCAGAGCAAGTATCCGCCGAGGAATTAGGCGAAGTTATTGATATGATAAAAGATTTAGAAGAGGTATGTTATTATCATCACAAGGTAAAAGAATTAGAAGAGAAAGATACCACGATGTAAAATTTAAAGGGGAGCATAAAGCTCCCCTTTTTTCTTTTATAGACTGTTCTGATATTTTTGCTCGACTAGATGGTACAAAGTATCTCCGTCAGAATTTCCATCCAAGGACTTGTAAACGTCATGCTCGTGTGCTAGTTCCTAATATTCCATTAAAGTAATTTCATGGTCTTTTTTCAAGGCGTTTTCGCACGCTTCTTTAAAAGGCTTTTTGTATAAAACTAAAATAGCGTGTCTTAGTATACTTAACTATGCCTTAATGCTATTAATTTCTCCCTAAAGTTTTTCATCTTCACTATTAGAGTTAAAACGTACCTCGTGAACTGCTGTACTAATAGCTTCTGTTATTTCCTTAGAAATGGCCGCCCTTCCGTCGGCAGTCTATCTAGCTTTTTCTTCTTTGTACATTTTATAAAAAAATCTAGCGGCTGTTGTAGCGCCCGCCGCAACTATGCCAAAAAGAAACTAAAGCCAATACTTGACTATAAATTCTAACATTCTTTTCCCTTCTTTTAGCGTGGTTTCATTATTTATGAAAAAAGTAGGGATTAGATTAATTTATTCTGACCAATCGTGCTTTAATACATGAAGTCCTAAACAAATCGCATCAGCTTCATCAGAAGTAGGGTCAAAGCCATATATATTTTTAACATACAACTAAGCATTTTTCTTCTATTCTTCTCGTCTTTTACCCTTAACTCCACACGTACTTTTCCATGAGGAAGCTAAAACTAACTAATAAGAAATTCCTTTTTCTTCTAGTAAAGTCATTAAAGCCCCTTGTACGTGCGCAAGTTTTTTATAAGTAGGAAGCCCAGTAACTCCAGTCCCTTTAGCATCCTAAAGCTAAATATCTTCTAAAGCTACCTAGATGCTTCCATCTACAGAGTCGATAATGCCATTAAGCCACTGCCGCAACTAAACAATTCTATTTATATAATCGCTTCCACTAAAAGTTACGTGACCATGGGCGATTAGTTCCTAACCATTAAATACTGCGTATCCAGTTATCTTAGTGCTTTGATCTAAAGCTAATAATAAATTACTTCCCACTAGAGCCGAATCCTCCAGTTCTCTTTTCTGTTGCTTCATCTGTTTCTGTAACTAGATATTTTTCAAAGATACCTTGTCCGATTTTATCGCCTTTCTTGATGAGAACAGGATTAGGACCGAGGTTTATGAATTGAAAGAACACTTCGCCCTCATTATCGTTATTACCGAAGTAGTCTGCATCCACGATCCCGACTCCGTTTGCAAGCACTAGCCAATTCTTCAAAGGCACTGAACTGCGGGAAAACAGCCTGAGATGCACATTACTAGGCATTTGACATTTCACTCCAGTAGAAACAAGAGTAAAACGAGTGTCAGAATTTTTAGTAAATTCTGCGATTTCATCAAGAGTAAGAGGCTCATAAGGCTTTCCTTGGTCATGCGTATATTTTCTTAAAGTATCAAATTGAGAAACAAAAGAAGGAATAATAGTATCCTCTGCTGCGAAGAAATCATAGCCCGCGGATTCCGCAGTTGACCGGCGCGGCATATCTACCTCAGTAAATCTTGAAACCTTCTGAAAAACCATTAATAATCCTCCCCGTTATACTCAATATCAACCTGCGTGCTAGGATCTTTTTCCTCAGTAAACTTCTTAGTAAGAGAAACCTTATACCAAGAATCAATTACTTCGCCTTTTGCTTTCTGTTCTCTACTAACACAATTATACTTAGAAAGGGTGTACATATTACTCTGTTTTGCTTCATTAATTAGATTCTCAACTTCATTCTCACTATCAACTCTATAGATTTCAGTAACTTCAATCAAGTATTTCATTATTTTACCTCAATTTCTTTATTATAATCTGCGTTTGCAATAGATGTAACCAGAGAATTTTTAATATAATCTGGTGCATGAACAGTTAGTCTAGTAATGCCATTCTCATAGCAATATTTTACAACTTCTTCTGGCTCACATCTAATAAATTCTTTTGCGATTATTTCGTTATTTTCAAATATTCTTATTTGCGAAACCCAAGTAAATTCTTCATAAAAAATAATAGCTTCTTTCAAATCTCAATCACTCCTTGGAAGTAATCAAAGAATAAATACATTTTACAATCATCGCCTTCTCCCACCCAGAATTCAATCCTATCATCTTCTACGGAGATTTCTTTGATAGGACCTAGTTCCTGCGCGAGTGCGAGAATCTCTTCCGCCATCTTTCTATAGCGATGATATTCCTCTTTATATGTAAAGAGAGTAAAATATCTTTCATCATGGTTTAAAAACATATAATACTTAGAATCATGGGAGGATAAGAACTTGGAAACCCGCAAAATAGCTTTATGGATATCTTCTTCTGTGTAATTAGGCATTTTACTATATCCAGCTTGATTAAATTCGTATAATGTCATTCTTTCTTCTCCTGATGTTTTAAGTCGTAAATTTTTTGATTACGAGAACCACGCATCCAAAGAGTAAGATCTCGTTGTTCTTCAATATAAGGTCCATCTATTAGATAATCTATATTAGATAAGATATGTCTTAGATGCGTGGTTAAATTATTTAATAAATCTTCATATAAATATCCAGTCCATAAATATATTTTTATATCTGGATACACTTTTCTTACTTCTGTTATAATGAGGTTTGTAAGGAATTGATTTTCTTCACAAAGCGGTTCCCCGCCTTGAATTGCTAATGAACGAGATACACCATTAGCAGTAAGCCCAGAGATAATAGAATTAAGTGTCTCTTGAGTAAATTCCTTACCTTCGTTGAAGTACCAAGTTTCTGGATTGTGGCATCCTTTACACTTAGATTTACATCCTTGAGCGAAATAAGTTAAACATATACCTGGGGCTGAGGCTATGTCATTTCGTATAATCCCTGCATATCTCATTCTCTCACTCCTACGTGTTTAGTTCTCATTTCAGTTTCCTGCTGCTTGCCGAGGTTAAAAGCACTCTTATAATCACCTGTTAAATATCCAGTAACTCTACGTAGGCGCTGAATATTCTGGCCGCCGCACATAGGACAAGAATCATCCATTTCATCGGTGTATCCGCAATCTAAGCAAGTATCATTGGGGACATTGATCGCGAAATAAGGTATATCGTGATCCATTGCATAATTTACAATAATCTCTAAAGCTTCTGGGTTATGCTTTGCACTAGAATCTAATTCTACATAAGTAATACATCCAGCCGAAGAATATCCAGTAAGCTGAGATTCAATATCAATTT